CGCCTGACTATGACCCGATCACACGGCCGAAGCATTACGTCAATCGAGGCGGCATCGAGCCGATAGATTTTATCATGTCTAATGAGATGGGTTATTGTGAGGGCAACGTCGTCAAATATATTTCCCGATACCAGGACAAGGGCGGGGTTGTCGATCTAAACAAGGCCCGTCAGTACATCGACTTTCTCATCCAAGCTGAACTCAAAAAAGAAACGCCCCTTTAAAGGGGCGTTTTAATTTGTCTGCTCAGCGACTCTCGCAACGAATTTAAAATGTGTTCACACGCTGGATAATCTGCATCAAGCCGCTGGATACTAATTAACTCGTCGTATAGGTCCATTAAGTCTAATTCGTTTTGAGATACCTCCCGCAAGTAATCGTTTGTTATTTGCATTGGTCTCTCCTCTCACCGTCAAGAGACCACAGATGAAATAAAAAAAACATTGAAAATATTGCATGCAATTTTTGCATGCAATTTCTGCAAGTATTTTAAACTTTACTCATAAAATCGAAACTGAATTGCCCATCACTTTTCTCAAGAGATTTTTCAAAACGCAAGTTGGCAAGCGCAATGCCTGACGCATCGGCGCTGTTGTAATGCTTATAGATCCCAACATCTGCGTACTCGCCCAGCGACAGCGGCGAGAGATACACCACGCTGACACGGTCATCGCGCCACCATTTGGTCTTGTCAGCGTACCCCGCGTCCACTGATTCCTTTATCAGATCGTGGATCGTGCGATCTCCTACATCGCATGTCTCAACCAAAAATTTGTGCAACTCTTTTTGCGGCAGTCCGATAGCAGTAGACCCGCGCTTGATCATCAGACATGCTTGATCAAGCAACCGATAAAACATTAGACGACTCGCGTTATTTCGATGCCAAAATCTCGCGCTACCCACCCGGTTGGTCTCGGCCAATTGAGCGTACCGTTGGATGTAAAACTTGGACACAGAATGCATGTATTCCCAGATTTCGTGGTTGTGAGTTTCCATGCAGTAGGCGGCAAACTCAGGATATTTACTTTCGAAATGCGGGGTCGTTCTATTTTCTGTTTTGTAAAAATCCGTCGCTATTTTCGTCATCTCGTAGACGTTGTTTTCCTTAGTCATCTCACTCTCCTCCCATAATCGCTGAAATTTTGTCGCCAACTTTACTTTTGTCTCTCGCCTTCTCTAGCCAGTGCCCATATTGCTTGGACGTGAACGAAAAATCATGATGCCCCATCATGCGGCTGATCTCCTGCGGCGAGTGCTTCACTTCAAAAATTAACAGCGACGCGTAGTAATGACGCAGGTCGTGCCACCTAATTGGCTCTACTCCAGCAGCTTTGCATGCGGGTAGCAAGCCGCGCCGTCTCCAAGTGTTCACGTCGGCGTAGTCGCCATGCATTGTGGGAAAAACTAAATTGTGCTTCTGCCGTTCTTTTGGCGATTGTTGCAGCTCCCAAAGCCGCAGCAGTTCAGCTAAATGTTTCGGCAGTTCAACGTCGCGTTTGCCGTGTTTGGACTTGGGCGCGCCAACCTCGCCCGACTTTTTAACCGCCTTGGTGACTGATATGTTCAGCGCTTCGTACTCAATGTCATCCCAGGTAACCGCGAGCTGCTCTCCGGCGCGCAAGCCGGTGTAGGCGGCAAAGGTCATTGCGAGCTTGTATCGTTCTGGTGCAGCCGCCAAGATTTTAGGAACATCAACATCCAGATTAACGAGGTGGTCAGTCACCGGCTCCTCGTTGTTAAGAAACAATTTTGCATCTTTAGCAAAAAGGCACGGGTTCGCATTAAGGCGCTCGATCTCCACGGCGTAGGCGAATAGCTGTTTAAGATAGAGCCACTTTCGCTTTACCGTCGCTCTAGATCCCATGCGGCGCACTTGGTTTACAATATCTTCTCTAACCTTGCCGCGTGTAACGTCGCCTATTTTGACGTCGCGCAATTTTTGACCGGCGTAGTTAAGCGCGCCGAGCTGACGCAACGCGCACGCCTTGGCGTCTACCTCGTGCTGTGCAAGGTAACCAGTGCGTGCCCGGTTTATCTCATCCTCGATAAACGCATGGCAAAAAGTCCCTGGCTCGTCGGGTGACCCGAACAGCGGCGTGTCGTTGCGGTCAGTCCACTGTTTTTTCTCAGCAGCTTGCTCCTGACACATTTCCATAAACGCCTCCGCAGATCGACGCCCTGCTTGCGTGTTTGGAAACCACTTTGTCTTCTGCCCCTCAACTAACTGCAGCTCTGGGCCGCTTACACAAAGCGCACGGTTCTTTGGTCTCGATGGGTAAGTTCTCATTGATAACATTTGTCTCTCCTCTCAGTTTGCCGCGTACTGACGCGGGCTTGCCTTGTGAATCTCACCGGCTTGCATCAGCCGACGTAGTGCAATCTTGATCAGGTTGTCCTCGACGCTCAGCGCCTTGCGTAGCTGACCAAACGTGACGTGCCCGTCATGTATCGCGCCGCGCACCTGCGCGACCGCCGCCTTCTTGGCAGTGCTGCGTGCCTTGCTCGCCTCGCATGCTGCGCGACGCTCGGCTAACGCTGCGGCCTCTGCCTTCTGCTTGTCGAATGCGCGCCGCCGCTTGGCTGCGACACGGTCACGCTCGCGCTGGCGCTCCCGGTCCAGAGCGCGCCAGCTCTCTTCATGCTGTTCCCAGCGCTCCGGCGTCCACAATTTCCTGTTTAGGAAATCGGGAATATGTAGTAAGTCTTCGGTCGTCATCTTTTGTCTCTCCTCTCAAGGTTGATAATGGGTGGCACGCCCCGGCCGAGTTCACGCTCGACCGGGGCACTTTCGTTTAAGCTGCTAAATCTAAATGCGTACCCAGCAGCCGCTGCAAGCTGACCAGCTCACGCCGGTCGAGGTACAACTGCATCGCCGCTCCGGCGACCAGACGCTTAGCGCGTGCAGGGTCTCCGAAGTGCGAACAGTTACGCTGCTGCAGTTCAGTCCATTCGGCGTGAGCTGCGTCGGCTTGCTCGACCGTCGCGGCCGACGCCTCGATGGCGGTGACTACTTCGACAATGCGAGCTGATAGGTCTTGTGGGTTCATTTGTCTCTCCTCTCAATAGTAGACACCCCAAAAGCCCCTGCGAATTTAATCGCCAGGGGCTGGTGGGATATGGCGGGGCCGTTAGGCCGCGCGCCGGAATTGTTGGGGTATGAAGGTTAGATCGTTAGCGCGCAGCTCAGCCTGATAGGCTAACAAGTGGAGCTGCGCGTTGCGGTAACCGGCATATCGACCGGCGTCGGCGGGCGTACCCCAGGCTGATTGATCACCAAAGACGTCGCCTTGGCTCGCCTTGCTCTCGACGCGAGCGCGGAAGGCACCGAGCTGCTCGTTAGACTTCTTGCGCTGACGGTTCCAGTTGATCGCAAGGTTGACGCTGTCAGCGCTGTCGAACCGGTAAGCATGTTGCACGCTGATGCCGCGCAGCATGTGGATCTGTGGGCGCACATATGTCTGAGCGAAATCCTCGTCGGCGAACAGCTCATCCAAATATGCGAAGGCAGCGTCGATGCGGTCCTGCCAGATTGGGCTGTTGACCTTCCAATATTCTTCGGAGCTGCCGAACCCGATATAGGCGTAGCCTTCCTCGATGATGCGCTTCAATACTTCCAGCGGCTCATGCAAGTGCCAGACGTAGCAGGACCGCATTGGATCCCAAGGCAACTGAGATGCCAGCTCCCAGTTTTGCTCGGCGGTGCCGCCAATCACGTCAGGCACAATCGCGACAGCCTGGGGGCAGCGGTCCATGACGCTCTCGGCCCAATCGTAAAAGCCGTCGATGTAATCGGGGTCTTCATGAATAGGCTCACCGGAGCGGTATGCGGTGAAAGCGCCGTTGTCCAAGAAGAACACCTCGTCGTCACCGACCAGCTCGATGGCGCGGTCGATTTGCTCGTCGCTGATCTTCTTTTGACCAGGGCGGGTGTAGTAATACGTCGCGAGGAAGCTACCGCCGACCAAGCTGTCGATGGCAGGCTTGTCAGTTTCTGGATCGATGCCGCTTATCGGTAAACCGTGAACTACTCGTTTTGTCATTGTGTCTCTCCTCTCTGGGCGGGGCCGTTAAGCCGCCGCCATTTTTTTGAAATTTTTCTCAGGGGTAAATTTGCCATCGACATAGATGCGGGCTGGAAACTGATGGTATGGCGTCCCGCGATTTGAGAATTTCATTACGATGGTTTGATTGACCGCTACTTTGGCATCGCCCAAACGGCCCGTGATCGTAAACGAACCGTCGCGGACGTCGATGATGGCGACGTCTTCGATGTCGCCTAATTTTTTCTCCAACTTGGCGACGTAGCTCTCGACGTTTGACTCAGCCGCTTCTTGGCAAAATTTTTCGATCCTTGCAGGGTTGCGAACTTGGGGCGAGTTGGGGGTGCCGTAGCATTTTCCATCAGCCCAATCCGCAAATTGCCGAAGGTACATTTGCCGTTCAACGGCATAAGGACAGCCATGCCGTGACAATGTGCCGACAGCGCCGTGTTCCTCTTCAAACGCATCAAACTGCCTATTGATCGAATCAACGTAGTCAGCCTTCAACATTGGGATGAACTGATTGAACTCAGTTTTGATGTTTGTGATGTTAGTCATTGTGTCTCTCCTCTCAAAAGTGCGGCACAGCGCCGCTGACAAGTAAGATAATAGTAATTTATACTTACTATTGCAAACAAATAATGACGTCGGATTATTTGCAGACTCAAGAATCTGGGCGAGTTTACAGACTCGTAACAGACTCGGCTGTTCGAGGAGATCTCAGAAAACACTCTAAGTCATTGAAAAGATTGGCGACCCCGACAGGATTCGAACCTGTGACCGTCGGATTAGAAATCCGTACATCGCCATGTTGGGCTATCTGATAAAACCTATACTTTTCAACGCGTTAGACGTTTTACAGAGATATAGTCTCCAAAAACAGCGTGGATAATCCCTACTGAAAAAAACCAATTCAGTCAATAGGGTTCCAATACCTCGGACACCGTTTACAGACTCATTGCAGACACGTCTGTAAAGAATCCGACAGCATCAATCGTGGTCGGTGATTGAGACCGAGCCGTCGGCTGCGACGTAGGCAATTTTAACACCGAGTCGCTTCTGCAGCTCAGATCTTGGTCGATAGATTCGCGAGGGGGAGATGCGTCCCTTGTTGACGCGTTTGTTGTCGGCCTTACTGTCGAGCAGTAAGACCTCACCGTCCTGTCCGACGGCTACAAGGTCAATCGGTGAGTCGTGATTGATCACCGGTGAAAATGCCCAGTACTGATGTTCGAGCAGATACTGGGCGAGGCGCAGCTCGCAGAGCGCGCCGGTGAATCTTCGCTTATCCGCGAAGTCGTTGGGCAAGTCTTTCGGCCCTCTGGCCGACTTGTTTAGCCCATCGGCTATCGAGGGCTTCAGCAGCGGCGAGGTCATAGTCCTGCACTTCGAGTGCCGCTATCATGTTTTGAAATTTGGCGAGGTTACCCGGCCCCATGTTAAAACACATTTCGGTTAGCACGTCTCGGCGGCGTTGGCTCAGCCAGCTCCATACCTCCGAGCCGACCACACGCTCGGCCGCTTCCTCAAAGCGCTCGATGTCGTTAACCAAAAGCTGCTCGGCCTCTTCCTCGGTCAGGCCCGAACCGCCTACCTCTGGATCGATCAGACGGCCGTAGCCGATTGTGAGATGGCCCAGGCTGCATCGGTATGCCGTCCGACTAAAGCCCTCACCTAACTTGATCGAGTCGATCAGATCCTGTGTGATCACTTTCCGACTCCCTTTGTGCGCTCCCAGCTCCGCAGTCCACCCAGCCCCAGCATACCCAGAAGGATGGGCATCATGGCGCTCATATCGAGAGCTGGCAGGTCTACCAATAAACCGAACTGCGCAAGAATGAATGAGAGCATGGGTTGAAACAAATATGTCCAGGCGAGCGCTGACGCGCAGGTCCAACCGGTCAACGGTCGCCAGCTCGATTGAAACCAATTGCCCTTGGCCTCCTGCTTATTCACCTCGATCTGCGCAAGATCGACTTTAGCAAGATGCTCGGTAAGCTGCGCTTTGATGGCGCGCTCGGCCGCAGCTCGCTTTTCTTTGTCTTCCGGCAGGAACCGACCGACGATGTCAGTGACTGCTGGCAAAAGCTGGGGTACGAGAGCTTGCAGCATCAATCAATCCTCAAAATTTGGCTTCGGCACATAGATATGCCGATTATTATGAATCTTCTCTAAGTGTGAGATTCGGCTTTCATTAGTCCTTGCCATGATCGAAATACGCTCGATTTCCCGGCTGGATTTGTCCAGCTTGTCGGGTGACAGGATTCCTGACAGGACCGACGTTTTTTGCGCATTGAGATCAATAGCAACTTCCTGTTGATCCGTGCGCTTGTCTAGATCGCGCAATCGCGATTCATAGTCAGACTTCATGTCTTTAAGTTCGCGGATAACAGTCGCAAGCTGTTGCCTGACAATTGCAGCCGCCGAGGCTATGCTGACCACGATGCCCCCAACAGTCAAAAGCATCCGCGCGTCCATTTCCATTATTTCGGCTGCTCCATCGCCCACATAAGAAAGTATGCCATACCACCCAACGCTGCGCACAAGATCACGAGCTTGCCAGTTTCACGCGCCACTTTCATAAAAAATTCTCGCTCCTCAATCTTCTTCTGTTTGCGCCGCTCAGCCTGCTCACGCCGCTTTACCTTGAGCTTTGCCGCAGCTTGCTTTTGATCCTGTAGAATGCCGTCCCACGTTCCACGGCCGAAACGAGCGTCCAAGGATTTTCCCAGGCTTTTGAGAGCCTCTGCGTGTTCCAGCTCAGCGACGCGCTGCTGCGCAATCGTCGCCAGTTCCGCGCCTTCGACGTCCACACTACTTTCGCCAATGCGCTGCACGACAGCTTTTTCGTTATGACTTTTTTTGTCAGCTTGCTTCTGTTGTTTTTTGACCTCACCGTCCGCTTTAAATATTGCGTCAAGGTGCTTGCCGATACCGTTGAGATCATCGGCGGTCTCAAGCGCTGCCTTGCAGGCAGAGATCGCGCCCTTGGCAGCAACTAGACCAGCGGTGAGAGTCACGGGATCAACCATTAAATGTCAATTTCCTTTTTAGACTTTTCTTTAACCGGCACTGCAGGCGGCGGGACTAGTTCAAATTCATTGCCGCTTGCCACAGGGCAGAAAAATTGCCCCACTCCCGGCCGTTTAATTATCATTGTCCATGTTTTTGATTTTGGATCTACGAGCAGATAATAGGTCGCGCCGTCGTTGGCCTTACCCTTAACAATCGGGTGTTCGTTGTGTTCTTTCTTGAACAATTTGATCCCGTCACCTTGAAAGCAAGGCACAGTAAACGCGTGAGCTGCAGGCACAAAAAAAGCCGCTACGAAAGCGGCTGTCAGAGCGGCAAGGGTGCTTCTTATGACGGTTCTGTGGGCCATGTGATGTCACCCTGAACTGTCGTATCATTATATGACGCTGGCAAGTCGCGCAGTTGCTGCCGATATGTCTTCCACGGATCAGACAAGGTCAGATCGCTTGATGCCATCCAATCAGTAGCAGCCAGCTTCTCTCCACGCTCTATTCTGAGCGCAGCCCATGATCTGGCTATCTCACCATTACTCCACGCCGTCTCTCTCGCCACGCACTCATCGATTTCGGCATCGCTTAGAGCGACCCGCTCTGAATTTACATATTTATGAGTATAATCTGGACGTGCCATTTTTTTCTCCTAGCTGTTTTTAAGTCCCAGCACACTGATGGTGCCACTCTCAATGTTCCCGCTGGAAAACAGTATTTGGAAAGCATCGACATCTGCTGAACTTTGGCGCGCACCAGCGCCAGTGAAAAAACCACCACTGGCGTCACCGTTGGCATTCGTGAAATTAATCTGCCATGTCACATTTGTCTCTTTAGCCAAATGCGGGCCATGCACCATCACGAAACCACTGACGCCGTCCTCTCCACTAGCCGATCCAATTCGAGCGTTGTCGCTTGCGCTGTCGCCATTCAACGAAATTTGCGTTGCAGAAAATTGATCGTGGATCGACCCACTGCCATCAACACCGACCATGGAATTGCCATAGTTCGCTCCCCCAGAATCGTAGTTGCTGCCGCCATCGGTGGAGGTTCGAAGCCATAAGTATGTAGCATCTGTTGCCGGCACCACATTCATCAAGTACATCATATAGCCGTCATATGCGCTGGCATCGACCGCTGTAAAATCAAAGCTTGCTGCGGAAGAAATATCTGTCGAACTAATAAACGACCAAGCGCCGCCGCCAGCCAAATCTAAGATGCCCTGAACCGTATCGCGCTTAGTGTTTCCCGAATCTGTTGCGTCAGCTAGTAAAATGGAATCTCCCGCTGCGACGGTAACTTCGGTAAAGTCTCCAATCAAAGCATCTTTAAGTTTCGTTTCATCAATAGCGTTGTTCGCAATCATGGCCGTAGCCACTGTTGAAAAACTCGGGTCCGTACCATCTGATGTCAGAACCGTGTTAGCCGATCCAATCGCAAGACGCTCTGTCGCGCTTGCTCCCCGTTTTACGAGGTCGCCACGGGTCGTTAAAGGATCACTGTAGCTCGCCGTCGATACTACCGGACTCATCATCTGAAAATTTGTGCCGTCGTAAATCAACGCAACCTTGGCACCCGCAGCAATGTCGCCCGAGGCCAATGCTGTCGAAACATTTTTCTTAATCGCCTTTGCACCAAGCGCCGAGCCGCCGTGTGGCGTTAGGTTGATGGTAGCTGCTCCGGTATTGCCGTTCGCGAAGTCGCCGACAAACTCAAATCCATCATAAAGCGCGAAACCGGTATCGGCATTAATCGTAGCCGTATAAGTGTTCGTACCTGCAACTGCGACTGAGCCGTTGGTGTCCTTATGCCAGCGCCCAATAATTGACTCGAGGGTACGTGCCCCGTTATTTACGGTTGACGGTAATTGGTTCTCGGGAAATCGAGCTATATTGCTTGCTGCATCGACGCTGAGATCATTAATTTCGGCCATGTGCTAATCCTAAAACGGTAAAATGCCGAGCTGCTGCTCGGCGGCTATGGGTGTTCTGCGCCCTATTTTTTCGGCAACCGACGACGATACTGAGCGCACGCCTTCATAAATTTTGTCCATCCTTGTGCCGCGCAAGATGCCTTGTATTTTCTTTGCGTCGGCAACTGGCGTCATCAGCATTTCAGCCATGTGACGCGTGACAGCTTCCTTAGTGGCTTCTGCACCTTCATCTCTCAAACGGGACACAATAGACGTAATGAAACCGGAGGGAGACATCTGCGTCATCCCACCAGCCTGCCTCTGCAGGCGCTCAATAGCCTGCTTCAACGGTTCAGTGCGCGCACCGCGCAATATGTCGGATGACGTCTCCAGCATCATCAGCT